ACTATGTCCAGATGCCAGCCGGTTGCCTCCTCCCGCCCTCCTCCTTGAAAGAGAAGAACCTCGTGATCCCGAGCGGCCTCGGACCACGACAGTCGCAGCCGATACTGGAGCTCCCCAAGAGGAACCGAGATCTCCTGCGGACCGTCTGTGAACGGAATCTCAGAGACGTTGGTCATTGAACGGTCTGCGCCCCACCGATAATGCTCTGGATGACTCCTCGCGGAGTCACAGGGATCGGCATCTGCACGCCCCGGATCGTCTGGGACTGCGTCTGCCTCGGCAGGGCTTGCTGCTGAGCGGACGACAGAACGCCGACGGACACGTTGGCCTGGATCACTTCCCGACAGGTCATCTGGACGAGAAGCGAATACTCGGTCTGGGCCGTCGTCTGAGTCGAGACGGAGATCAGCATCATGTTCCGGTAGACACGTTTCCCGGTGTAGACTTCCAGAAGCTGGCGCTGCGCCTGGACCTCCAGGATCCCCTCGTAGACCTCCCGGACGTAGCTTTCAGTCAGATCGAACAGAGCGTCGGCGTTGCTCCACCCAACGAGCATGCTGACGGTCGCAGGCTCCATGTAGGCGTGGTCCGAGATGTTTGAGGAGACCTGGACCGGGTGGTTCGTGACCTGGACAACGTCCTGATGATCCTCGGACAAGGTTATCGTCGGCAGGATTATGCCGACGGACCTTTGGGGCTTCATCAGGACGAGGTTCTCGAGCTGATTCGCGAGGGAGCTGAGTCCTCGGTAGGGAAGCCCGATCAGCCCGACGACACCGCTCACTCGATCCTCCCGTGCAGAGACCTCAGCATCATCTCGTTCTGGTTGCGGAGCGCCTCCTCCACGGCGCGGCGAGTGCGCTCTGGATCGTTCGCCTCGTTGACGTTCACCGTCACGTTCTGCTGGATCCTCGGACCCCCCGGCTGACCCGCTGGGGCCGGGGGCGAAGGCTGCGGACCGAGGCGCGCTCCCCGATGCCGGACAGCGTGCTCGCCCTGGGCAACGGCCGCATACCGGGCGCGGCTATCCCAAGCCGGAACCCAGCGCGGATCGTTTCCGCTCAAATATGGAGCGAACGCCTGGAGCGCCTGATCTCGATCCCCAGCGTTCCGGAGGCGGGCCAGATCGCCCGCGTGAGACGTCCGGAGCTCGTGAAGAAGGAACTGGTAGTTGGCGTTGGGATCCGTAACCTGCATCCCCCGCTCGCGAGCAAATCTTTCGAACGCTTCTCGCCGCGGACCAGTCCACTGAGCCCAACCGAATCCACCCCGACTCCCCGGGACGATCGGATTCCTCTCGTTGATCGCCTGGAGTCCGGCAGACTCGTGCCCCAGGTGGCCAACAACCGCAGCCGCCTGATCTGATGTCAAACCGAGATCGTTCATGAGGTTTTGAACGACTTCCGCGGACCGAGAGCCGTAGTCCCCGGTTTCGGACACACGTCCCGCGTGAACCGTCGCGTCACCAACCGACGACGGTGTCGCCAGGATCGCGGCGGCGGTGGCGAGTCCCGAGGCGGCGAACAGCGCCCGGAGGCCACCGATGCCGAGCCCAGCTGCGCCCGCTCCCATTCCGACCGCGACGCTGGCGATTGCTGCCGCAACGCGACCGATGGACGCGAGCATCCCCGCGACCCAGGTGACGGCAACGTAGGCCAGAAGAACCTGGAAGGCCGTCTTCCAGCCGGAGAGCTCCTCCACTCCTTTCGAGAGGGAGACCACGACGTCGCGGATGCCGCTCAGGAACTCGGCGATCTGAGGGCGGATCTCGTCGAAGTCCTCGATCGTCTGCATCAGCAGTCGACCGACCCACTCGCCGATCGCCACAAGATCCCGGAGGATGATCTCCACGACCCGGGCGATCGCCGGCATGTTATCCACAACGTATTGCGTGGCGTTCCGGAGACCCTCCGTGATGGAGGGCATGACCTCGACGAGCGCCTTCTCCCACACGATGGTGACGGCAGCGAAGAACTCGCGCCAGCGAAACATGAACTCCTGGCTGGCCTTCGCTGCCTGATCGGCGTCGAACCCCGTCCGGCGGAGCATAGCACGATAGGATTCCTCGAACCGATCGACACCCCGGATTATCGCCATCAGGGTGTTGTCGTCGATCCCGAGAACCTCGGCGAACGCCCGAGCCTCGTAGAACGGCATGTTCCGGAACCGCTTCGAGAGCTGTTCCATGATCTTGCCGGCGCTGCTGAGGTCCGCGTCCCGGCCCAGCAGCATCTTCAGCCAGTCGTTCGCTCCGGGGGAGGAGCGCTGGAACCTCCCGATCGACTCCAGTGCGCTCTGGGCGCTTTCGACCGACGACCCCATCTGGGACATCGCGTATCCGAAGGACCTGATCGACCCGACGGACGTGCTGGTCCGCTGGGACATCCAGAACAGCGTCTCTCCGGACCGCGCCATCATGTAGGTCGCGATCTTCAGCGAGTCGGCAAGCGCGCGGAGAGCCAGCCCCGTCCCGAGGATCCGCCGGGTGGCGGTCGTCAGATCGTCCAGGAACTTCTTCCGCTGATTCGCGTCCGACTCCCAGCCGATCTTGACGAGGAATTCCCTCAGAACCTCACGTGTTGCCACGGCGCGTCCTCTCGTCGTATCGCCGCTGGTTTACTGCTCGAACAGCCATGGCGTTATGCATCCTCTGGATGTCGACCATGTCGAGCGTTCCATCCAGGAGGCTCTCGTATCTGCACAGCCCGTCGACAACCGGAGCCATCAGCCAGTCCTCGCCATCTGGCATGGAGACGAACTCCAAACCATCCGGAAGCTCTATCAGCTCCGAGGCGACGCGAGGACAGAGGAGAAAGGGGCGGCGAACTTCATCAGGACCTTGAAGACCAGCTGGAGGATGATCGTCAGATCCATGTCCTGATATTGCGGTGCATCGGCCTGGCGGTTCCACACCGGTGCCCATCCGTGGCCCCGCGTCCCGGTCGCCTCGTTCGTGATTTTCCTCCGGACCGTCAGCAGGCACGTGGAGATCACGAACTCGGAGTCCTTGTCCGACATCTCCGAGATCCCGTCCACGATGGGCTGAACGATCGTCGCCATGTCGAACTGGTCCATCGCCACCGAGAGCGCGTCGGCAGACCCCTCCGAGCCCGACTCGGGCGTGGCCGGGGGGCGCTGGGCGTCCATCCGCTTGATGATGTCGGGGATGCGGGTGATGAGCGGGGCCAGTCGCCTGAGGACGTGGAACTGCTTCATCACCGGCATCGAACCGACGGAGTAGACCACTCCGTTGATGTCGAACTCGTCGTCGTCCGAGAGGACGGATCGGTCGCTCACGCGGAATTCTCCTTGGTGTTATACAGGATACTTGCCGAGGATCGTATCGATCTTCACGGCGTTGAAGGTCCACTCCATCATCTGGCCCTCCTTCGAATACGTGATCGTCGGCTTGCGGCGGAAGGCCACCTGCCGGCACGTGGTCGTGTCCCCCGAGGACCGGTTCGTGACCACGATCGTGTTGTTCCCGGCGTTTCCGGACGAGATCGCCTGGATGTCGTACATGACCTGCAGGAGATTGTTGGTCTGGCTGGTCTTGAGGAAACGGACCGTGATGGAGCCGGACTTTCCGGCGTGGAGGGAGTGCATCCCCTCCCCGTCGGCGCCGATCAGCATGCTGGTCTTGTCTTCCGTCGGCTCGATGGTGATCCCCTCTTCGCTGACGGCGGACCCCGCGCCGAGCTGAACGTTGCCGCCCGGCCCGACGATCGTCGCCGTCACGTCGAGGAAGCTGTAGGTCGCCGCCATGGCAGAGTGTCCTTACGAATTGACGGTGATCGCGACGTTGGCCTCGTGGATGGCGTTCCCGAGGTTGATCGCGCACTGGATCGGGGGAGCCTGCCGAGCCGCCCGCTGACCTGCTGTCAGAGACGACACCGGAGGAGTGTAGGTGTAGAACCCCGTCGGCATGAACTGGCCCGACGTCAGCACCCCGAACGGACCTCCGTTCCAGACCCCCGGCGCGACGAGTCCGTTCGTGACACCCTGGGAGAGGACGGACTCGACCACGGAAAGAACCTGATGGACGCCCTCGTCCGTGAGAGGGATCTTGGTCGTGCTCTGGTAGAGCAGGTTGTAGACGCCCGTCTGGATTGCGTCGGCCAGCCAGTCGGTCCCATGGATGACGTCGAAGTACTGCCCGCTCGACATCGTGCCGAACTGGATGATCGCGGTCCCGTTGTTGTAACGGACGAAGACGTTGCAGTTCTTCCCCCGGACCGCCGCAGCCTGCGTCTGCGTCAGGACCTCGGCGACGACGCCGACCTCCTGCTTGAACATCAGGGTGATCGTTGTGTTGTTTCCCCGGAAGTCCACCGTGAACGCACGACCGAAGATGGCCGCGCAGGAGTAGGGGGAGCCGGAGGCATACTGAACGAACGTCCGATTGAGTCCCAGCGCCCTGAGGGAGTAGGCGATGTCGGACGTCGAGGACGGGGACAGGATGTTCGTGTCGGCGCTCGTGACCCCGAAGATCCTGGACGGCGACGCTGCCTCGATCGCCGCCGCGACCTCCAGATAGCTGCTGTCCGACGGCATCGTGGCTGCGGCGAACATGAGGCCATACCACGAGATGGTCATGCCGAGAAGGATATTCGTGGCGACCAGCGCGGTCTCGGCGTCGATCCCTCTCACCTCCCGAACGTCCGTCTCCCGGAGCTTCAGCAGGACGCTGACGTCCGTTCCGGACGAAGGATCGTAGAACGCGGTGATCCTGGACGACACGCCGGTGGTCGTGCGCTCCACGATGAACTGTCCGCTGACCGCGTTCCAGGTGCAGGTCAAGCCGGACAGACTCGTGTTCACCAGCGCGGCGATGGCCGACATGGTGGTGACGCCGGTGAAGTTCATCGCGCCAGACGTCAGGATCGTCGCTCCGCCGTCGAAGCTGACGTTGTATTTCCCGTTCGTGATCGAAGAGATGCTCGAGATCAGGGAGGCCTGCTGAGCTGCGGAGAAGACCGCGCTGTAGAGACGCGCCTTCGTCGCGGTCCGTGCCCACTTCCCGATGAGCAGGATGTCCGGACGCGGATTCTGGGCGAAGAAGATCACCGCCGACAGATACTCCGGAGCGCTGGTCCCGAAATCGGCCACCACCTGGGACAGCGTGGTGTACTCGCGATACCGCGCGTCGGTGTCGATAACGTTGCTGTCCCCGAGCATCAGGAGGACCCCAAAGTCCCGCTCGGCGGCAGCGGTCGGGGAGAGCGTGACCGTGACGTCGATCAGGCTCTGGATGGGAAGGCCGGTTCCGCTCATGATGATCCTCTCAACCGCCCACGGACCACACCGAGGGCACAGGACCCTCGATCGTGCCGCCGGATTTGCGTATCTCTGGAACGTTGTAGGTCGTCGACATGACTATCCGGAACTGGACAGGAAGATCCAGCCGAGGTATGAAGACGGAGTTGACTTCTTCGCTAAGAGTCGTCGTGGCTCCGACATCCTGAACCGCGAGTCCGATTCCGTGGATCGCGTCCTGGTTCAGCGTCATCTGGAGTCCGGCGCGGACCACTCCTGCGATCCGGACAGCACTCGGACCATAGATCGACAGCAGGCACTCGACCGTCAGATGCTGTTGGTGAACGAGCTTTTCGTCCGAAAACGTCTGACCACCGTAGTCCGACGGAACTGTGCGGACCACCCCAACGCTCACCCAGTCGATACCCTCGGCGGGCCAGTTCGGTGCCTTCGGCTGCCATCGCGGCCGGATCAGGCCGGGGGGCATCCCCGTTACACCCCGCAGGACCTCGATCACCATCGTCACGAGTTCATCATTGGACGGAAGAAGAGGCGCCGTCGCGAGGGCGAAGAAATCCGCCATCTGCTACTCCTTGGGAACCTCCGGCGCGCCGACGATGTCCTTGACGAACGTCTCGACGGCGGGCGAGATGAGCCTGTATCCCCGATACGCCTGGACCGCTTTCGCCAGACGCTCGTGATCGGCGTCCTCCAGCCGGATCTCGGATCTGTCGTTGTCGATGGCGTCCTGGACAGGTGTCACGATCCGGAGCGAGCTCGAGATCTCCGCGAGGGACATCCCGCGCTCCACCGCCCCCGAGGACAGGATGCCGAGGATCGTCTCGGCGTAGCTGAACGTGATCGGGGTGTCTGTCTTTGCCTGACCCGGCGCACGGACCTGGACCAGCTTGAGCGGAACGATACGCATCAACTTGCCTTCAGCAGTGGTAGGACATAAAGCGTGCTGTTGACTCGGACTCGGACGAAGAGCTCGGCGTTGGACGGAAGCGCGCCCCCGCCCCCGGCCAGCGCGGAGGCCTGGGTGGCAGAGGTGAATTCCAGAACACCAGCAGGTCCCTTCGCGTGGACCCCGATGGAGACGCTTGCGTCGTCGCCGATTGCCTGCACACCCACCGAGCTCCCGCTGGCGGACGGAGACAGGCGCAGACCGTTGACCGCGTTGGCGACGGTGGCGAACGACACCCCGATCTTGTCTGTCGGCTGCAGGAAGACAAGGCCTCCGTCCTGAGCCTGGACGGACGTCTTGTATAGGTCGTCGGTGACCGTGGACGTGACGAAGAACGTCCGCTCCCCATTGCCCGTTCCCGCAGCATACCAGGACACAAGATGCCCGGAGGCCATCGCGATGGCTGTCCCGAACCCCGTCGTTCCGTCGGCACCGGTCAGCGCCCCCTTCTCGAAGACAATCCCCGCGTTGAACGTCGACTGGTTCGGGACGATGGCGATAGCCGACAGCGCGGGGTCTGGATCCAGACCCTGACCGCCGCCGCTCGCGAGGCGAAGTGCCTGGGCGCTGCCTGTCAGAAGCTCTCGATACGGCGTCGGGGTGCCGTTCGGCGTCCCCGACATGTTTATCGCGTTCAACTCGGCCGCGAACGCATTCGACACCGTTCCAGGATAGACGCGACCCTCGCCATAGTAGGCATACGCCGCGAAAAATCCGCTCGGAAACGTCCCGTCGTTATTGGCCATCGCGAACGAGGCGACACCAATCGTGGTCTCCGTCGTCCCGGCTTCCACCGGGTCCAAATCGGCCGTCTGGGACCCAGCGGTCAGACCAATCGTCCCGAATCGGGACGTGACGGCCATCGTCGCGTTGTAGACCGGCCAGTTGACCAGCTCCGTGAGCCAGTCTGGAACGACGTTTGGCTTGGCCCCGTCGTTGACGGTTGCCCCACCGACGAAGACGCGATCCCGGAGCCGAACGACCTTGGCTCCGTTGTTCGTCCGGAAGTAGCTCGTGCCCTGCGCCGTTACGTCACCTGTCGCCGTGACGATCGAGAAACGGCCAGCCGCAGCGGTCACGGAGCCGATCGAGGTCCCGTCGATCAAACCCCCCGTGACGGCGACGGAGGACGCGCTCTGCAGAGCGATCGACCCAAGCTGAAGACTGGCTCGTGCCGCTGCTTTGTCAGGAAGATCCGACAGATTGGAGGACTTCAGAAGGCGAGCAGCCAGCTCCGCCAGGACGTCGTCGGCCCGAGCAAAGGAACCGGGATCAATAGCCATAGGTCACCCCCAACGGGATCCGTCGTCCCACCGAAACTCGTTCCACCTGGGGTCGCCCTCGGGCTCCTCCGTCGTCCCGATCTGCTCGGCAACAGCGTGGCAGAAGCCACGGCCCCACCCGGACCAGTCCCTGACGTTCCGGACCATCCACCGGCGATCCTGCCAGAGCAGGATGTCCCCGCTCCTCTTGTTATCTGGCGGAAGAATCTTCGTCACCGTCCAGATCTCGATGAGCGCGTTGACCTGCATGCCGTCGGGCAGGTTCTTGATGGTTGCAGGGGACGCTGGCTGAACGATGGCCGTGATGGAAACGACGACCCGATCCGTCTCCGTCAGGAAGCCGTTCGCATCCACGTTCTGCCGAGAGCGAAGGACACCGATCCGGTTCTGCGGAGTCGAGATGAAAAGTGGGGACCCGATGAACGGGGAGACGTCAATCTGTGCCACCGCGACGCTCCCTCAGAACATACGTGATGGAGCGGCGATACGCCCCTGTGTCGATGAGAGGTCGTGTCCCGTGCCTGCCTCTCCGGAGTCGGCTCTTCAGCGTTCGCTCCGCAAGCGGGACGAACGGACCGATCGTGATCTTTCTCTGGACCCCGGACGCTCCGATCTGACCCGCTGCGTTCAGGCCAGCGTCGACAGTCTGCCTCTGTCCCTGGAGCGCGGCGCGACCGACGTTCCTCATGACGGCGACGATCCTGTCCGACACCATCTGGACTCCCGGAACGAGATGCGGCCTCGGAGGGATGTTCATGGCCTCCGAGCCGAATTCGTTCAGGTATCCGATGGTCGCGTTATTTATCCCGGACTGAGGTCGATACGTGGACGACTCCGGAACGCCAACCAGGATCTCTCGGCCAGTGAGGTATCTCGTCGTCCGAACAAGACCCTTGAGATGATCGGCCGTCATGACGACTGACGTTCCAC